TATTCCCCGGTGGGCGTGGTACTGCAAACATGCGTAAGCTTGCCAAAGAACACGGACTTGAAATACTATACGATGCGGAGGGTGAGAAATGACACCAATAAATCAATCAATTGTGGACAAGGGGGACGGTGACTGCTTCAGGGCTTCTACAGCCTCGCTATTAGATTTAAGCCTCGAACAAGTTCCGCACTTCGGAAGATACAAAGAAAACTGGTTTCACATTTATTATGGATTTATGAGATTATTCGGATACGAGTATTCTGGAATATGTTCAATCAATTCAAAAAGAGGCATGAGACGAGAAGACAGTATCAATGGATTTTTTGAAACCACAGTACCCTCGGCAACTTTTAAAAATGTGACTCATTCTGTAATAACAAACATTAACGGACTTATTGTTCACGATCCCAATCCTAATAAAAAATACATGAATATCAATATCCACGACATCGAAGATAAAAGACATGTGTATTGGTATATGTTTGAAAAAGCGGAGTCTACAAAAAATTGAAATCTAAAATCATAACAGCAGAGCAAATCTACAGAGAAAAACAGCTTGATTACTTCGATAGCATAATCGATGCAATACCCGAAGAAATAATTATCCCCCTATTTTCTGAATGGGCAAGAGATAACAGAACTATTCCCGCTGGCGTGTCAGATTATGACGGACCATTCAAGCCCGAGATAGTACCTCATCTGATGTATATCTTGGATTTACTTCATCCCGACAACCCTGCAACACATGTCTACTTCATGGCTAATGCTCAGTCAGGCAAAACCGTTTCTATCCTTGAGAATGCAATCGGTGCAATAATTCGGTATATGCTCGGGTCAATTTTGTATGTTACTTCCACTCAGGATTCTGTAAAAGTCAGGGGCGCTATAAATATCGATACGCTGATAGACAACAGCGGGCTTGCCGATTATGTGAAGCCCGCATCAGGACGGCGTAAGAACGTTACAGGCGATCAAGGTGATTTTAAGCAGTTTGCAGGTGGTCTAAAATTGCGGATGACCTCATATAATACCATATCGGCCATGAAATCTGATAGTTACAACTACATATTTGAAGATGAACTTGATGAGGCAAAGGCAGAACTAAAGGATCAGGGAGATATTGAAGGCATTTTAGAGGGTAGAACGAAAGGAAAAGCCGCCGGAAACTATAAGATATTTGGATTGTCAACGCCGACAAGAATGGAAACAAGCCGGATATATCGCAATTTTTTGCGAGGCGACCAAAACAAATTGCATCTGCCGTGTCCGTTATGCGGAGAATATCAAGAGCTGATATTGAAACCGAGGGGCGGCGAATATGGTTTAACGTTCAGAGCTGAAAAGGATAAAGGCAACGGCAAAAAAGTTGTAGTGCCTGAATCAATACATTATATCTGTCAGCATTGCCGGGGCGAATTCCGAGAATCTAAAAAGTCATGGATGTTGAGGAATTTCAAATGGATTCCGCAAAACCCAGGGGCGGGCGATAAAATCAGAACGTTTCACGCATCGGGATTATCAGCGCCGGAGATAATGCTATCATGGGAACGTATCTGTTTTGATTTTGCTGATGCTGGATTCGGTGAGGATTTGCTCAAGTTTAAGGATTTCACAATCAACGATCTTGGCTGGCCGTGGGCTGGTGTGCAAAAACAAGCGGGCTGGGAAAAAGTAAAAGAAAAAGCAGAAGAGAATTGTCTCGGTGAAGTGCCGAAAGGTCATGTAGTGCAAATTGACGGGCAAGAAGTATATAAGGGCCCGCTTGTGCTATACAGCGGGTGTGATGTCCAGGGGGACCGGCTCGAATTAGGCGTTTTCGGTTTCGGCTATGACATGGAGATTTGGCAAGTAGACAAGCAAATATTCTATGGCAATACGGCGCAATTATCGAGCGCATGTTATAAACAGCTCCATGATTGGGTGTATACTCATGCATATGAGATATGCGGCAAGAAGCGGACAATTGCATTATGTGCAATAGATGCGGGATATAACAATAAAAAGCTTGAGAGAATAAAGGATTTTGCCGATAAAGCCCGGATAATATACAATTTTGTAGGGAGAAGGCAGGACAAATTTAGAGCAGTTAAGGGACAGGGACACGAAAAAGGAAGTGAATTATTCACGCCCGCACGTGTAAATGATGCAAAAAACCCGCTGAAAACGGTTTATAATTTGTATGTTTCGTCCATAAAAGAGATAATAATGAACAGAATAACCCAGGCGGAGGATTTTGGAGCGCTGCATTTTCCGAAATACAAGAAAGATCCAGCGGGAAATAAAATAGAACGACCGGATGAGGATTGGAAAAGGCTGATAAGCGAGAGATATCAAGAGCTTGAGCCTAAAAAATACGGATGGAAAAAGATTCACGAGCGTAACGAGGATTGGGACACGCTAATATATGCTTATGCGGCGGCGGAATTTGACGGGGTTTCATCATGGCCAACGGTGAGATGGATTATGTTGTGGAAAAGTTTGGTAGGGTAGGGGGAGAAGATGGAAGCAAGAATGTCGCCACTTGTAAGAAGGATATTAAACGATCCTGATGCAACAGAGCAGAGGAAAATATTAAGCAATCCAAGTTTAAGGCGTGATTGCACTTTTGAGTATAAAGGTAAAAGATACAGGGTAAGCAATAGGCCGCCGATAGAATTATTAGAGGAGAATAAGAAAATGAAAAAACACAAAATTATTTTGCTTGTAGTGATGGTATACATTAGTATAGTTTCACTAATCGGAAGATTTGCGAATCCTGAGTTATCAGAAACGCAATTATTTTTTAGAATACCGCATTTTGTGGTATTGGATTTTTAGGGGAAAAAGATGTCAACAAGTAGTTTTACGAGACCAATAGTTATTAGTGATCCGGCGGCTGTTAAAAAGCTGAAGGATATCGTTTACGGAGAAGAAGAGGAAGAAGAGATGACAATCGGAGAAGCATGGGACAAGAAGAAAACAGAAGCGATGATGACAGAAAAAGATTTTATTGAAATTACACCAGAGAAATTATCTAAAATGGATAGACGTGTTTTGCGGCTTATGGCAATAAAGATTGAGACAGCTGAAAAGCTCATAAGGTATAGAGATTATCAAGAATCCACAGAAAGACGATTTGTAGAAAAAAACAAGGAGAAACAAATGACAGGGAAAGAAGAGGAAGAAGAGATGAATGGAATAAAAGAATATGTTCAGAAAAAGTTTGAGGAAAAGTTTAGCTATAGATATGATATGCATAAAGAAGCCAAAACGGGCGCATACACATATAAGGATACGGCTAACCTTTGGCGGGGATATGAGGCGGCATATTATGATTTAGCTGAAGAACTACGCAAAGCATCAGTTACGGGAGAAGAATTACTTGACGCTAACAGATATCTTATAATCAGACATGATGAGTTGAAGGAAAAGCTTAAGAAGAAAGAATATGAAATAGCGCAAGAAAAAACACACAAAACACTTGACAAGAGTTGACAACAGGGCTTATACTTAGATAAATGAGATTAAGGAGGTCGGGTGATGCCGAGAGCAGTAAACGGGATGAAAGAATGTAGCAAGTGTCATGAGGTTAAGCCGGTCGGAGAGTTTTGGAAATGCTCGAAGGTGAAAGATGGACTTGCATCTAAGTGTAAACAATGTTATAAAGCCTACTGTGAAGCAAATGAGGACAAGATTAAAGATTATAATAAAGCTTACAGAAAAGCCAACAAACACAAGATAGAGGCTTACAGAAAAGCCAACAAAGAGAAAGCAAAAGCTACGCATAAAGCCTGGCACGAAGCCAACAAAGAGAAAGCAAAAGCTACGCATAAAGCCTGGTACGAAGCCAACAAGGATAAGAGAAAAGCCTACCGTGAAGCAAACAAGGAGAAGAGAGCAGAATGGGCGAAAGCTCGTTATGAATCTTTTCCAGATAAAATTGTTGCCGGAATCATTCGACAACAACTCGATTTATATATCGCAGACCTCCCAACATCAGCAATACCGCCCGAGTTAATCGAACTTAAACGTAAAGTTATTTTAGCAAATAGAAAAATTAAGAGCGTATGTTCTTAAAAAATATATTAAGGAGTCACAAGATGACAAACAAGAAAATTTCAATGAGAAACGCAGTAAACAGAATGGATGAAGCAACAGAAAAAGCTTTCAATGGAACGCTCAGCCCTGACATTGCAAAGACGGCAACCGGAGAAGTAAACGCAATAATAAGATTGCTCGGACTTCAGATTTCAGCCGCCCGCACCTCCGGTCAGCCGGTAAAACTTCCAACTATGGATTTTATCGATCTGTCATAAATTGCAGATTCACCACACTAAAGCGGTTCTACAAAGAGCCGCTTTTTTTACGCCCTAAATAATTTCACAAAAACATACTACTTTTTGTGAAAAAAATCCTTGACACCACTTAAAAACCGTATTAAAATAAATTAACCGAAAATATATCAAAAATCTCAGAACACATCTTTAACAAATCGCCTATTTCTGGTATTATATCGTATAGGGGTATAAATGGCCGTAGGCGATATTGATTTCCGAGCAGATAACAATATAGATTGCACAATCGAAGATGCCAACGGCGTAAAGCAGGTTGCAACATTAACCGTTAATGCTCAAGCGGCAGTAGGGAAGGGTCTTGATGTTAGCTTGCAGGACCAGACAACCCCATCGGTGATAGTTAAATTTCATAGAGTAGATGCAGTAACAGATCTTGCCGCTTCAACCGAAATAGATGATTTAACAATTACCGTCACTTCTTCAACTGGTTTTGTAATCGGTGAGTATATAATAATTTACAGTAACGTAACCGACAGATATTATCTCGGGCAGATTTTAAATATAGCTGCAAACGTAATTACGGTTGACAGCCCTCTTGATTCGGCATTCCCGATAGGTGCATCAGTAACAACCGGACCATCTAATATGGCGGTCGACGGAAGCTCAACATCTCAAATATTCGGGCTGAGAGGTCAGGACGTTTTACCAGAAGGTGTAGATCTTGTTTTCGACATCACGAGAATCATTTTTCATTGTACCACTGCATCTTCCGTGGATTTGTCTAAATTCGCAGATATTGCAGGCGGAATTACAAACGGCCTTGTATTAAGAAAACGAGACGGAACATATAATAATATTTTTAACGTGAAAACCAACGGAGAATTAGCCGGGATATTATACGACTTAACTATTTCACAGGCGACCAACCCAGCGCAGGGTCAGGATGGGTTTTATGCCCGCTTAACTTTTGCGAGTCAAGGGAAAATAGGCGTTGCTATAAGATTACAGAAAGGCGAAGATTTGGAATTGATAGTGCAAGACGCACTGCAAACAATAACGCTTTTAGAATGTACGGCTGAAGGCCATGTGGTAGAGGATTAAAGATGTCATTAACAAACGCTGAACTATTAGCAATATACAACGCTGAATTACTTCTCCTGAATGCCGCAATAGCACACGTATATAAAACCGGACAGCGATATATAATTGGAACCGGCGCAAGCAAGCGAGAATTTGAATCCGACATAAATGCACTAAACGACCAGAGGCGCAAACTCATAGTACAAATAAATCAGCTCGATACTACTGTAAATAAAACCATTCAAACAAAGGCGGGGTGGTAATGCCTATTATAGTTTTTAAAAACGGCAAAGCCTCAACAAAAGACACAAGTGGCGCTCAGTACTCCGGCGAGAAGATCCCCGGCGATCTCGAAAACTGGAATGTGCTATCATCGGACAGCAATTATATATTAGAATCAACATATGGTGATTTGTCTTCCAGGTCCATGACGCTTTTTCATACCCATCCTTTTTGCAAAGGCGCAATAACCAAGCAGACCGAATATTCAGTGGGAGGCGGTCTGGCTTTTCGTAGTCAGCCCGATTGGTCAACGCTCGGTAAAACAAAAGAATGGGGGAAAGATTGGGGCAAAGAGTTTCAGAAAATAGTCCATTATTATTTTCAGGAATTCGGTCTTTACGGCAAGCAGTCGGTTTTAATGCGTGGCGCTCTTGCCTCTGGCGGGTCAATACTCGATTTTGAACGGGACAGCAACGGCTATTTAACCGACTTAATCGATGTGGGCAACAATCAGATCGATTGGCAGCAGTCAACCGGCGATTATTATCTCGGAATTAAGGCCGACAAAATGAACCGAGGCACGGGTTTATTTCTTAGAAATGGCGAAAAACCCTCATATGTAGACGCAAACGGCAATCAAAACCTTGTACATTTTTTTATCAAGGAATTACCCGAACAGCTCCGGGGCTATCCGATGCTTTACAGCATTATCAACCATGCAAAGCAGGACGACCGGCATACTGATGCAATAGTACAGCGGGCAGTCATGGAAGCTATTATGTGGGCATCGAAAGAAGGCAACGAAACCGATATGTCGGCTCAATTTGACGACCTGAACAAGCGGACGCAAGAAAACACGATAGGCGGAAAGATTACAAGTGCAGTAGCGAAAATGTGGGGCAGTAAAGGCCAATCTCCAGGGGCAGTGCTACAGCTCGGACAGGGTGAAAAATGGAATGTTCACGACATAAAAACGCCGTCGAATAATTATGATCCTTTTAAACATTGGAATTTGCGTTATGTTGCAGGCGGAACAGGAACCCCGCCGGAAGTTATTCTCTCAGAATATTCAACGAGTTTTACCGCTCATAAAGGCGCATTAAATGATTTTGAAAAGTCGTACATGTTTAAGCGTCGAATGTTTGCAGATACGGTAATGTATCCGGTAATAAAAGAAATTGCAAAAGACGCAATAATGCAGGGATTTATCAAAGCGCCGGGATTTTTTGACGGTGCATTTATGATTCAGCGGGCATATCTTCAGGGCATGTATTTAGGTCCAGTGCCGGGGCATATCAACCCATTGCAGGAAGTACAAGCGAATATTAAGGCCGTAGATGCGGCATTCAAACTGCGCTCAGATGTTGCAAGCATGAACGGCAACGAATGGGACAATTTTTTAACCGAGTGGCAAGAGGAATCTATGGAATACGCAAAATACAGCCCCGAAGCAAGGGCGGCAGCAATACAAACACAAGAAATGGAGGCCGGAAGCGATGGCTAAAGTTATAGAATTATCAGGTGTAGTAGGTTACGACATAACCGCCGACAATATCAGAGAACAGCTAAAAGAATCAAGCGGAGAATCTGTTAGATTTGAAATCAATAGCCCAGGCGGGTCAGTGTTTGACGGAATAGAGATTTATAATATTATCCGTGGGCATGAAGGCGAAACCGAAACAAGATTGATAAGCCTTGGAGCTTCTATGGGTTCAATAATTGCGCTTGCCGGTGATAAAAAAACCGCAGAAGATACAGCCGTTTATATGATACATAATCCGTGGGGCGTCGGAATAGGCGACTATAGGGACTTACAAAAAGATGCCGATTTTTTCAAAGGGCTTGCTGAGCACATGGCAGCGCTATATTCCAAGGAAACAGGAATAGACAAGGCTGAAATAATCGCTATGATGGACGATGAATCATGGTTTTTTGGTGCTGAAATGTCTAAATTTGGCATTGAAATAATAGAAACAGACACAGAAAAAGACAAGGAAACGGCATTAGGTTGTGCAAAACTCGATTTTGAAGCATGTCTAAACCGAATGGAAAACGACAAAAAAGAATCAAAAAGCATGGATATTGCGGCATTATTTGGCAATATGCCTGATTTAAACGCTAAAAACAGCAATAAACCCCTCGATTCGGGGGATAAATTAACGGAGGAAAGCATGGATAAAACCAAACTTAAAGCTGAATTCCCCGAACTCTATAACGAATTAGTAAAAGAGGGGAACGAATCAGCGGTAAAAGCGGCGATGGAAAACGTCAAAGAAATACTCTCGATTGCGGGAATTTCTGACGAAATCGCAGCGGATGCCACGAGCGGCATTGATTCTGGTGATTTTGCCAAAGCTGAAATTAAAAAACAGCGTGAAGCAAGAGCGGCAATCAAAGAACCGGCAGGCATCAAGGCGCTCGAAAAACCGGCAGAACTGCCGAAGGACACAGCACCGGAAGCAAAGAAGGTTGACGGAGTTCAGGGCGAAGTAAGCGCCGAGCAGAAAGCAGAAATTGACTTCTGGGACTCAGCATACAAAAAAAAGGAGGCTAAATAATGGCTAATCCAGTAACACAGGCATACAGCCAGGGTAACATTTTAGTTGCAGGACCTGTATCGACAGATCAGGTTAAACTTGTAGCAGATACCTACTATCAGGGGATGCCCCTGAAATATGAAATTGACGGAACCGCCGCAGTCGTTGGAACCGGAAACGGAACAGCAACCGATATCACCGCAGGGCCTAAAGTACCCGCAGGCGCATGGACTTGCACATTTACCGCAGCATTGGTCTTTGACCTTGCAGATCCAGCCGGTAACATTGTAGGTCAGTTTTCTGTACCTAATGGCGGCGCACTTGATATTGATTACAACGGTCTTGTTTTTACAATCACCGATGGATCAACCGCATGGGTTGCAACTGATGTTGTAACTATCACAATAGGAACCGCAGGGCTTTTTGAGTATACATCAGACCTGACCGAAACAGCGGCCATTTTTAACGGCCCGACAACCGTGCTTGCATCCGCTGGTTATGGTTCAGTAATTAAATCAGGCGAAGTTTATGAAGCCGGAATAGTAGACGACAGCGGAGACGCTCTCACCCTAACCGAAGCAACACGGGCAGCGCTCGGCGTTAATGGCTTTGACGTAAGAAGGACGGCATAACATGGGAATTGAAACATTAAGCAGAGGAGCAAAACGCTCTTATGAAGAATTCAAAGCGCAGGAAGGCAACGGAATTGAAAACCTTCTTTTCCCGATCCTTGACGAAGATATTTCAAGCGCTTTCATGCTCGATAGACTTATTCAGACCGAATACGGTGTAATCTATCGAGATCGCGATAATCAGTCACACGTACGGCCTTATCAGCCCGGAACCGGTTATATCTATGATATACCCCGTGCAACTGAAAAAACTCTCATCGGTGAAGAACTCAGCGATGCGGCAGTAAGCGGGCTCAACGCAACTGACGATCAGGCATCCCATCTTAGAAAGATAATGGATGACATCGTAAAGCACCATGTCGGCGGACATAACATCACCAAGCGCAAACAGGCTATTGACGTAATATTCGATGGTGAGTTTAACGCAGACGGCAGCGGCGGAACCGATTTAAATCTTGGTATTGATTATTCAAGAGCGGCTGGAAACGAGATCACCGCAGATTTCACCGCAACAGACACTCAGCCTATAGCACTTAAAGCGCTTCAGGATGTTCTTGTTGCTCAGGGTTGTTCACAGAATAACATGGTTGCACTCATGGGCGCAACATGGCTTGCTGATTTTATGGCCGACACCGCAGTTCTTGCATATCTCGAAGCAAATAGTGCTAATCAGCTTCTCGAACAGAAAATGATGCCCGATGAACTTATGAACACCAAAGGCGTAAAAGTTGTTGCAACTTACAGAGCGCCCGGAATGATAGCTCCTGTTTATATTTGTTCTTATAGCCCCGGTTATGAGTACATAGCATACAACGGTGCATCCTCAAGCGCATGGATTACCGCAACAAAGTGCGCAATGTTTAGCCTCGACTCTCCAAGATTTAGGGTCAACCGTGGTCAGGACGTTATAAACGCAGCCGGAAGAAAAGCAAGAGCAGTCGGAGACGTAGTCTTTGATAGCTTCTCAAGCGATGATCCTGTAGGCGATTGGATGAGGTCTGGAACAAGACATCTTTATGTTCCTGGAAACGTCAATCATACAGCAGTATCAACCGGAACTTTTAGCTAAAATTAACGGCGGTCTTAACGGGCCGCCACTTTTCAAGGAGTGAATAAATGGATAAAGAAACAAGGGCAGAATTTGACCGGCAACAGGCAAAGAGAGAACAGCCCGAATGTTTTGGCAATTGGGAATCCTCTGCAAAATGTTCGCATTGTTGGTTTCATCCTGATTGTAAAGAAGTGAAACCGCAGACATTTGTAAATGACAATGTATCTTTCGAGTCAATCAAAGAAGATCCTAAACTCTCAAGGCCCGAAATAATGAAAATGCTCGATGAGCTTGAAATTGAATACGACAAGAGAGGCAAAAAAGCCGACCTTGAAATTATATTAAATGAGGCAATGAAATAAAATGTCTATATCGGCCATTGAATCGATGCAACAGCAATATGACAACGTTATAGACGACGGAATATTCTCACAGAAATTTATACTCGATCCCGACGGGGCAGCAGTACCATTCAATGGCGTTTTTGATAATCCGTACCTAACAGAAAACGAAGACGGCGGTCATGTTAGGCAAGAAACTTTCGGGCCTAATATCATGGTAAAGGAGATCCTTTCTGGATTTACAAGGGACGCAGAAATCCAAGTAGTGGCTGATTCGTCAATATTGCATATTAGTAAAACAGGCAAGGATGATCGAGGGGTGCCGGTAGTATGGCTGTATTAAAAGCAGATGTTGATTTTAATTTTCAGCCTCTAACAGGACTTGCGAAACAGTTTCCTGATTTCAGGGGCGGCTATCTTGGGTACTTGGGCAGAATCGGGCGCACAAGGTTAAAAAGTTTAGCCGGTGAAAATGGGGTCAATCTCGGCAACCGTACAAGAGGGCAGAGCGGAAAATATATCGTTACATCAGATGTTAACAAGCGCCGGACATCGGTCAAGATTTATTCTTTTCCGCTAAACCTATTTGAAGAAAACCGCCGATGGACAAAGGGCAAGCATGAAGGCCGGTCAGAACAAGGGCGGCATATAATCAAGGTAAAACTGAAAAATGATATAGCCGGTAAAATGGGCAATTATACCGATTACATTGAAACTAAACTTTTACCCGCAGATATCAAAAAGGTAGGGCTTGACTAATGCTAACAACTAAGCAAATAAAAACTATCATTAGAGATAAGTTTGCCGCTGATTTGCCAGCACTACTGACGACCGCAGTTCTTTCAGATTTTGAAGATTATTTGATAAGCCAGCCGTCAAATCGTGAAAAGAGACAGCTCGGAATGTACACCGAGGGCCGAACTAATTCAACCGATTTTAGAGAATTCCGGCTTATAATTCAGGCGCAATTGCCGAGAATAGCCGATTGGGAACAGAATTATGATGATGTAATTTTCCCTTATATAGAGGAGAATATAACAGCCGAATTGCTTGGATTTATTACCAGGGAATCGGTCGAATCGGATTTATATCCGGTAGATCAAACGGGTACAAGTTTTTGTTTTTATGTATTGACATTCAACAGCCCGCTTGATGATTGCGAGGAGGATTAAATGAAGATAAAATTAGTTTTAAACAGTGGTAAAGAAGTAGAGTTTACCGAGCAGGAATTACGAGAACTAAAAGCATTTTTATCTGAAAAGGAAAGCGTATATGTTCCATATCCCACATACCCGAATATCCCAACATGGGAAAGTCCTGTAGTGACTTGTGAGATTACCGATGGATCTGAGTGGTCAACTTTTGATATGAGCAAATTCCAGACTTCGGATAATATTGCAGTTTATAGGAGCGCTTAATATGAAGACTGAGAAGAAAAACGGCGTAACGGTTTTTAAGTGTGGTAAAAAGCACGATAAACCCGTAAAACCGAAAAAAAACAAACAGGAGGCGGCAACCGCTTCTGAAATAATTATGGAGGAAAATAATTATGGCGACTAAGAAACTAAGCGGAAAACAGGCCGTACTCTACAAAGCAGACAAGGGCGCACTTATCGAAGGCGATGGAATAGCCGCACTTGCTGATGTGTCATGGTTTGAAATTTCATCTTATGCGGCAACAGGTTCACAGCTCCCAATAGGCGTTGAAACTGCGGTATTTAAAAGCCCTGACAGCGGAAATGCAATTACACCGATAGCCGATGATGACGTTTACCCGCTCACATTGACTCAGCTTTGCAAGACTGACCTGTCAATCAGTGCAACAAAAGGCACTATTGATGTTACCGACGATTGCGACAACGGGTATAATTCATATATCGTTGACGGGTATACCGACTTGACTGGCTCGATAAACGGATTCATGAAGTTCAACGATCCTGTTTCGGGTCTTGTTACGGCGCACAAAGATATCCTGAAAAGATTCTTTTCAATCACCGAAGATTCGGGCGCAGGCGTTTATACTGTAACCGACAAAACCGATGACAAGTATCTCCTGATGGTATTGCTGAACAGCGAAGAGGCAACAGCGGCAGCGGACAAGCAGACATGGTTTATTCTTCCGGTCCACCTGACAGGCTCGGTTACTGACAAGCCTCTTAAGGGCGTGCAGAATCTTGACCTTACATGGTCAAAGGCAGAAGGATACGCACAGATTTACGAAAGAGTATTGAATGCTGAAGATGTAGCGTAACAGAGAAAGAGTGCCCGTCACGCCTCTGATTCAAGCGGACCAGGGCGGGCCTTCTTATATTTTAACATTATTTGTATAGGAGCAAAAAATGAAAATTAGAGCAGTAGAAAAAGAAAAGATTTTTATTCCCGAATGGAACGACAACCAGAATCAGCCCATCGATGAACAGATCAGAGTCAATTTAAAAGGTTTCCCGTCAGCCGGTGACAAAACAAAATACATGACATTATCATTCGGCGACAAGGGCACTAATGTTGCATATGCTGAACGCTCAATTCTCAGGGCATTTGTTAAAAGCATAGAAAACCTTGAATATAATGACAAGGTTGTTATGACTTCTGATGATTTACTTAATTCTGACTATATCGGATTCACGCCGCTTGTTTCGGAAATCCGTGATTATATTATGAAAGAGCAGGAACCCATACCAGAGGGGGAAAGCGAAGCCTCGAAATAATATTTAAAGCTTTATTCTTTGGTTTTTTCGAGGCCAAATTCGAGCGGGGATTCGAGGATAAAATTGAAGAATTCCCAGGAGAAGAATACATAGAACAGCAAGAAATAAAAAACGCTGTTAGCGGTCAGCCGTTCGAGCTTTTAGCCGAAAGGGGCACCGAAAAATTAGAAGGTATTCCGTTTAATGAGTTCTGGTATTATTATCAGATATGGGATGATTTCCATCATTTTGGATTAAACAGCGGAGTGCCTAAAAAAGAGCAAGCGTGGTATCTTGATTGGCTGAAAAGCTGTAACAGATGGCACGAAGAATGCAAGGCATATGCAAGAATGCAAACGATGCCGAAAATTGACAAATAAACCGGAGGGCAGATGGCTGCATCAATAAACTTAAAAATAGATACAAACTTTGCGCAAGCGTCTGCCGATTTAAAAGCTTTTGGGAATGTCTCGGAAGCCCAAGCCAAGAAGATAGAAAATTATGTAAAAAGTTTTAAGTCTGAACAGCTTGACGCATTCGAGCAAAGACAGAAAAGAACATCAGCGGCAATCAAGGCCACACGTGGACCGGTTGCGGCGCTCACTTCAGACTACAAAGCATATCAACGCAGAATTGAACAGCTAATTAGAAACGGCCTTGATCCTGAATCCGATGAAGTGCAGAGGCTTGTCAAGGAATATAAGAAGCTTTCAAAAGAAATAGATGACGCAACGGCAGCCGAAAACAAGCACAAGAAAGCATCGGCGCTCAATGCGGCATCGATGGTTTTTCTTGCGGGACAGGCGATAAATGTAGCCGAAAAGATATTCGACATGGGTAAGGTTTTTATTGATGCGGGAAGTGATGCCGAAGAGACGCAGAACAAGTTTGATGTTGTTTTTCAAGGGATAGAAGCTGATGCAGTAGACGCAACCGAAGCATTAGCAACGGGATTTGGACTATCTCAGCAAGCGGCACAGGACTTGCTTGCGGGTACAGGCGACCTTCTTGTCGGTTTCGGGTTCACTCGTGATGCGGCGCTCGAATTATCAACCGATGTCCAGGATTTAGCGGGCGATTTAGCGTCATTTCAGAATCTTGAAACTGCCGATGTCAGCGATAGAATCACAAAGGCATTGACCGGAGAAACTGAATCATTAAAAGCTCTCGGAGTTGTAATCAGGCAAGATACTAAAGAATACAAAGATCGGATTGCGGCAGTTATGGAAGCTGAAAACGTCTCCATAACTCAAGCAAAGAGCCTTGTAAATTTAGCCATAATTACGGAACAATCGGCTAATGCAATCGGGGATTTTGAGAGATCTCAAGATAGCTTTGCGAATCAATCTAAAATAACACAAGCAGCGGTTGAAGATTTTAAAGTTGCGCTCGGTGATGCATTATTGCCCGCGGCAACAACAGCCGTAACGATATTCGGAGATCTGACAACTAAAGTAACTGGATTTTTGACAAGAACACTGCAAGCGTGGAAAGCTCAAAGAGATTTAAATAAAGCGCTCAAGGGCGAAGGAACCGACTTAGAATCTGCACAACAAGCTTATGAAGAAGTTTCAGATAAACTTGAAAATCTCAATGCTCAATATGAATTTGCAAATAGAGAATTAAGCGATTATGCAAAATCAATACCATCGGTAGTGTCTCAAAACGAAGGATTAAAAAACTCTCTTGCCGATGAGATTGAAAAGCGGAAAGAACAGCTTGTTGAAATCCAAAATAATATAGATAAGCTTTTAGAAGAAGAATCCATTAAAGCGGCATCGGTTGAAATAACCAATGCTCAAGTGGAAGCTATCGGAGAAGAAACAGAGAAAATAAAAGAAAATGCCGAATGGACACGGGAAGCCGCAGAAGCAAGAGCTAAAGCGTGGTCTGAGGCATATGAAGCCGAAATCCAAACACTTGCAGACCGAAGATCGGCAAACGAACAATACAACTCAGAACAATTAGCGGCATACGACGAAATGAAAGAGGCTCAGATCGCCGCATCAGAGGAAGCGGCCGAAGCGGTTGAAGCCAATTTTAACGCTATTGCATCGGTTGCATCTTCAGTATGGAGTTCTTTGACTTCAATGTCCGATGCTTATTACACCTCTCAGCTATCACAGTACGACAAAGATTCTGAGGAATATAAAAAGTTACAGCTCGAACAGTTCAATGTAAATAAGGCCGCATCAGCAGTTAATGCAGGGATAGCAGGCGCAGCGGGAGCAGTAGAAGCGTATAAAGCTCTTGCAGGTATTCCGGTAGTAGGGCCGGGGCTTGGAATAGCAGCCGCCGGAGCAATGGGCATATTCACGGCGGCGCAGGTCGGATTTATTTTATCACAGCAACCATCGTTTCAAACAGGAACATTGCCGAGTGGTTTTACCGTTCCAGAATCAACAAGCACAAGAGGCGACAACCAAACAATAGCCGTCAACCCCGGTGAAACCGTGAATGTTACACCCAGGGGCGGCGGCTCGGCATCGTCGCCAATGACGGTTAATGTAATGCTCGATTCTGATATAATCTTTTCAAAGATGCAAGAAGGCATTGACAGCGGTCAAGTGGTAGTATCATCGGCTAATATCGTACAGCGGGCAGTATAGGACATAAAGGAGCAATTATGTTAATTTTAATCGACGATAAAGTTCAATCATCAGACGCACCGGCGGCACTTAAATCATCGGCGCTATCTGACACATACGAGGATAGCACATCAATAGCTATAAACCTTGACGCTTTTTATGATATAAATTGCATAGGGTTTGGCTATACCGATGCAACAGAAGTTACAGTTTCAGCTATCGGATTATCAGAAACTATCACAGTCAACGGCAACGGGCTTTATGTACTGCCCGAAACTAATAATCAGGTTTTTACAATCTCACATGATGGGTCTTACATCGGGCGTGTTGCGCTCGGTTTTTCACGGTCTCTCGGGGTGGCTCCTACCCGTGAGGCCGGTTTTTATACTACGCATTCGCCAAGGACAACGCTATCAGGGCAAATTGTAGAAAGTGCGGGTGGTTACAACGGGCGGCGTATTGCGGTAGATTTTCGGTATAAAATAACCGAGGATATGTTTAATGATTTCCAGGCGGCGTTTACCTATATAGCAAAGGGCTTGCCGTACTTCTTGAAATTCACCGACAAGGAACTTGTAAGAATGCCGTTTGAAAGATTATACGCATCTCCGACCGATAACAATTTACTGTTTCAATCATCGGTTAATCGGTTTCTATATTCGTATCAGTTCGATTTTTATGAGAGGTTTTAAAGAGATGTCAAAAGAAAAACTCACACATGTAAAGCCTAATTTTTATACTTATTGTTTTGAAGAGCTGAAAATAATTGCTAAAAGATATGGCTATAATCTTGTCATACACGGGTCTATGAATCGTGATATGGATTTAATCGCTATTCCATGGGCAGAATATCTTTTCGGCACGGTAGATTCTATGATACAAGAATTTGCCGAATATCTTGACGGCCATATAATGCAAATGACAGAAAAACAGAAATATTGTTTTCCTCATGGTAGATATTCTTATGTTATCGAAATGAGAAGATCTAAAGATTATTTTGGTAACTGGACAGAAGATAAACAGTATTATCTTGATATATCAATAATTCCGGCGGATAAATAATGGCTGAAATCCGCTACATATTAGAACTATTTCTCAGGGATGATTTCCCGCCAGAGGCCGCAATTGCCGCTGATGATTACTCACGCACAAGCAATATTTATGTATTCGACACTGCGCCGCCGTTTGATTCAAGCACATCGTATTGGGTAACAGCATTCGGCGGGAACTATGAAGATCTCACTGGAACCACAAACATACAGGTTATTATGGGCGAGTTTTTGCAGCTTGTCGATAATGCATCAGAGCTTGAGGCGGTAGAAAATAGCTTCTTCATCGACGGCACGAAAGTTTATTATTACACGACCTATAAGCCCTGGCAGTATTTCACAACTGACACCGAAGTAGAGATTTTAGAAGGCTTTTCATCAGCGCCTAAAGATGCAAATAACCCGAGCGATATAAAATATTCGGGCGTTAAATATCCGGCAATCCTCAAAGCTCCATCGGCAGTAAACAAGCTGTCAGATTCAGCATCAGGTCTTGCGCTATTTCTCACGTGGTCGGCTACGCTGTATAATAACGATGGACGATTTGATGATACAAACGAAAACAATTTTTTTAACGTACCAGCACGGCTCCTCAAGTCAAATGAAGAAAGCCCGTCAAGGTCTGATTTCAATATTATCCGTTATGGATTTGTAGACGATCAAAAAACTACTTTCTCAGACTTCACAGTAACATCGGCTGATTATTTGAGGTCATTTTCCGAAGAAGTATGCGACACTTATACATCAACCGAGTTTTCAAATATCCCCGACGCGGCAGCTGATAAGCGCAAGCCTAAAATATGGGGAAGCGTTGACGGCGTATCATTAACGGCAATTGATAGCACGGACTCAACAAAATATTATGCGGGTGATTTTGTAACAGCAGTATCAGCGGTCTATGATTCTGACGGTAATTCATTATCATTTTCTTTCGCATCAGGGACCGGTATAATTACCGAGTCGACATCAAGCGCAAGTTATGCAGATGTCACGGGCTCATCATCAAACATGATAGGCGAGATTGTGCGGGATGTTATAGAGGATAGAGGCGGCATAAATTATAGCGTATCATTTTGGGACATTGCCGAGGCTGATAATTACATTCTTGATAGCCCGAAAATAAATTACATCTACAGCGGCGGCACGGTCAAAAACTTTGTAACCGATGTATTATCAAATGATTTTGCTTTCCTGATTCAGAAAAATAGAGGCGTTTTAACCTTGAGAAAATGGGGCGAAGAATACGGCGTGCACTTTGTTGATTCATGGGAAGTCACACAAGCCCCGAGTAAAAACCACACAGCCGGTCAAGATAATTATATGTCGTCGGTCCTGATAAATTATGACGAGAATCAGCAATCAGGCGAATACGGTAAAACGTTATTTTACGATGATGAAGAAGCAGTAATCAATGAAGAATTCCGCAAAAAGCAAACAGGCGAATATAATTTATCTCTCGCAGAAGATGCGGACGTGCAAGCATTCGCGGAACTTGCAATTGATAGATTCGGACGTGTACCCGAAACAATAACGATAGGCGTTAGCGCCGATACATCGGGTGTTGAACTGCTTGATTTATATCAATTATCAATGCAGATAAACGGGCGCACATTTAGTCAGAATATCGGATGGATAGTTAAGTCGATTGATCCGGCGCAAGATAAACTGATATTAGAAGCATCGACATATTACAAGAAAGCTTTTAATGACGGGCGGGCATCGCTGAACCGGTCGGAAACGCAATATACGATTGATGTTGACGGATATGCGGCGCTTGACATTTACGCATCGTTTGACTTAGCGGCTCAAGTTTCAACACGGAATTTTATTACAACGGATAACCCGCAAGCTGATGCAGTCTTTGATTATGCAGCACAAGTGCCGGGGGTGTTTAGATTTGAACAGGAATAAAGGCATCTTAACAATACGGCGAAAAAATGATATAATCTTACAGGGGGCAATATGGCAATTATAGACAAAAGAAATTATATTCAAGGCGACACCGAGACGATAACCGATCAGGACATCGGCACTTTTTCGCTAAATGTCGAAAGCTATGTTTCATTAGACGGGTATTTCAAGTTTCTAATCGGTGACGTGGTAATTAAGCTGAAATCAACATCGGCGGTATTGGTGCTTGGTAGCGATTATGAGCTTATAACCGACACGAGATACACAAACAAGGAAGCCGAAACCGGCGGAACGGGTAAAGACGTTTTCAGTCAGATTAAGATAATCAACGCAACTTATGCGGGTGTAGATTTGACTTTTTCGGGAAGCAACTTCGGGACGTATACGGATAATGAGGCGGTGTGGTCAGTTGCCGCTAAATCATTTCAAGAGTATAATATAACTGCATCGGATGATGAAACGGTAGTGCTTTCGTTATTAGATACTTCAGTAGAATATACATTTAACAGGAATGGTGCAGGAAGCGGGTTTTTAATATTTAGTGGGGATATATATTGGGATGATGGAACATATACTACCGATCTATCAGTGAACGGATCAGCCCTGTTAACTATAATCTATACTGGCAGCAACTGGAAAATCAAAACATCAAGTATCCCAGTTAGGGCTGAATATACTGGGATAAGCACAACGTCCGGATACCTTAATTATGCCACAGAGGTTGAAGATATTTATAGTGCTGTCACTGTTGGCACTAATTGGATATTTACTGCCCCAATATCCGGGGTTTATTGTGTTAGCGGGACATTTTACACAGCGGTAGATAATCAAAATTTTAGATTTTATAAAAACGGGACGGTTGTTCATCAATTGGTATCCAGTGTTGTCTCGGGCGGGAGATGGTACAATTATAATTACTCAATACGATTAGCGGCAACAGATTATATTGCGATATACAGCCCTGGGACATTTTCTGCCGTTAGTGATACTGTAATTGTAATTGATAAATTAAATTAAAGGAGCAAACTAAATGGCAGACGAACTACAAATAATTAACCAACCCGATAGCGTTCCTGGCCCCGTATCAACCGGCTACACTCAGCAAAACGTAATAGCCGAAGCAATGCGGAACGGTTTCGACGGCACGGCACCGAAAAGCAATACAAGCACAACGGTGCAAATTCCCATCGGCGGCCCTGTCGACGTTAACGGTGTTTTGTTTTCACTGGCATCAGCATCAACATTAACAATCCCCCTTGCAAATACCGATTATTATATCTATCTTGCAGCGGGGTCAACGGTCGATTTTCTAACTCCAACGCTCACAACGTCGGCGGGTACTTTTGACGCATCGAAAAACGCAAGATATACCGGTAGTGGGGAACGAATATTGAATTGGGTTGTTAGGCGGGATGCATCAGCGAGCTATGTTTACAAAATGCTCGATGTGCAGAATGTGCTTATATTGACAAACCAGGGATTACGGACGACAAACAATGTAACATTCGGAGATATAACAGGCGGCGCAATTAGCGGAACATCCATAAATACAGGATTGGGGGTTACTGAAGTTTATCCTATGGATCAGTCAGTAGCAAGTACCGCATCCGTTGATTTTGCAAGAGCCGATTTTTCGGGGTCGGGCGGAGTTGCAATAAATGTTCCCTTCATATCTGGTTCGATATGTCAATTTGATGCGGGCGCAAGAATAGGACTTCCCACAGAAGGCAGCATTTCGGTAGCGGCGGGAGGCTCTTCTACGCTCAGTACATCGGCAATATGGGTGCTCGGGGGGTTGACATCGACTCTTCTTGGTCAAATAAATGTTAGTGGTACGTGGCGAAATATAGCCGGTGGGGATGTTGTGTCAAATGGTGCCGATGCGAGAGTATCAAACACCGGCGGAACGGCAGCAACATTTTATTATAAAAGAACTGTTTAAAGGAGCATAAAATGGCGTTAAGCATAAACGAAGGAACAAAACAAGAAGTAATGGAACTATTCAACATGCCCGCAGGATTTAAAGCGGGATATGTAAACATAAAGCATGTTGAGGTGCAATATCCTAACAGCATGGTTATAGTAGTAGTCGGCAAATACGCATCAGAGGAAGCCCGCAACGCTAACGAGGACAATTGCCTGATGGAAGGTATCGGCTTTCCGGCGACATTAGAACTGATGGAAGCTATAAAGACATCTGATAACCGTGATGTGTGTTATCCTTACATCAAAGCGCAAGTGCAATATTTAGCGCTTGATAGCCCGCAAGAGAGTGAGTTTGCAGACGAGACAGATGAAGAAGGGAATATAATCACATCAAAAGAAACGCTTTACAACGAAGCAAAACAGGCTTATAATGATAAAGTACAAGCGATCTATGATGAATTATCGCTTGAAAATCCATATCAGGAGTAAGAACAATAGGAGCCAAAAATGAACAGGAGCAGAAACAAAACAGTTAAAAAGTTAGCGGAGTTATGGAGGAATAGGCCGATAGTCAAAATCGCCTTATGACTCATCATGGTGTTTGCGATTATGGGTTGCTCATACGGATTTATGCCCGAAACCAGATGCAATGATATCGAAAGTTTATGCTACTACGTTAATGAGAATATAGATTATGTTTACGATTGGGATTCTGTTTATGACACTAAAGAATATTATCAATCTCCAATGGAAACAGAATCATTAAGAACCGGTGATTGTGAAGATTTTACTATTTATTTTATGTACATTGCATACAAAGAATTTGGAATAAAGCCTGATTTTGCAGTAGTCAAGGTAGATGATTTAGGCTATCACGCATTAGCAAAATACGATGGGTCTTATTATGATTCAACAACCGGAATTATATTTGAAAGCCTTCCATGGGTATTTGAGGAATTATTCATTATAGATTACGACACAATAATGTTATTTTCAACATCGTTTTACACTAAGAGTATTGACTGAATAGGTGTAAAATGGTAGTATATTGATACAAACCTTTAGGCCGTGCAATGCGGTCACTCCTTAATCTTTGCCGTCGGATTCATCACCCGGCGGCTTTTTTCTGTACAAATCATTACAAAAAGTGAAACAAAGTGTTGACCGTAACATAAAAAATGCACCATAACAATTGAACTGTTACAGTGCAAAATCTGTTTATTGTACTTTACAGGTTCAGAATAATTCTAAATCAGAGTCTTTTTTCTTGCCATCTGCCGATTCCGATTCCCCGTTGACCACATTCTTTTCTTCCTCCGCATCTTTCGCCGGTCGGTCATTAGGGTTTTTGTCGGTGTTGTTCTCCTTATTTCCCCCGTCCATTTGTTTCTCTTTCTCATCTTCTCCCTCCTCCTCTATCTCAAATTCCGCTTCGATATCGTCGTCCATTTCAGCATCAACAAAATCGTCCTCTGCTTCCATTGCGCCAACCGTATCATTCAAGCCCTTCTCAAGCTGCTCTTCTTCGGTCATGCTGTTAATAACCATTGCCGCCGCTTCACTATTGCGTACTTTCATGTACTTGCGGAGAAACGATTTACCGGCAACTTTTGTGAGCATTTCCGACTGGTTGCCCGAATCTTCGGCGTATGGGTTTGTAATGTCTGATTCAAATATTTTTTTTGTCCATGTAGTGCCGTCTCGTTTCGGAATTTCCTTCTCCATGTAGTATTGACCGTTCATCTGCTTGAGCTTGCCCTCAGATTTGAGCTGCTGAAAATATTCTTTATCCGCTAAATACTGCCGATATGCCGGTGATGCTTTAGCCTTGTCAAGTAATGTCTGTTTGTCGTAAACATGGCCGATAATTTTTTTGGTTGATTTGAGCTGACCATAGACAACCACCTGCACAATCTCGCCCCGTGGACATCCAGGAGTCACGCTAACAACCATATTGCCGTTAACTTTCGCTATTGTTGTTGAGCCGTAATATATTTCGCCGTCAGCATTTTTATTAGGCGGTCTGTCGTTTTTGTGTATCACCTCAATCTCTACGGTGTCTTTTTCAAATGGTGCCGCCGCTCCGGTCGTGAGACAAAACTTCTGAGCCTCAACCGATTCAATGAGTGATGCTTCATTGCCGAACGGTACTATGTCGCCTGATTTGCCAAGCGTTACAAGCATGCTGAATGCTTCCTCAAGTGCGTGCTGTACCGATTCAATGCCCTGCTCAGTGGTTAAAACCTTGTCAAGATGCGGGCTGTTTGTAACATAGCGGACATTATCATCATATATTTGAGTCAGTACGGATGTATCTACATCAGCGGGGCCGAGCTTCATAAGTCCGGTTTTGCGAGTTGTAAGAAACTGCATAACCTTCCGGCGGGCGGGCGGCAATACGGCAAGCGCTGTTGATTCAGGATTGTTGAATGCATTGAAAGTTTTAATCGATTCGGCGGCGTTCTTGCCGGTTGCCTTGCGGTTACAATTCGGGCAGAAAGCGATATAGCCTTTGCCGGTAGACTTGTCGGGACCGACTAAGATCGGCTTTCCACAGCATAGGGGTTTATTCATTATCAAGCTCCTCTATATATTCTTTAAATGCTGTTCGTACTAATTTTCCAGCCTCATCTTTTACTTTTGCATCGGTCGATTTTTCTATATGTTTTTTTAAGTCGGCAACTTCAAGGCCGATAGCCATAAACACGAGCAAGAAGGCGGCTGCTATTTCGCCCCTAAACACGCAATAAAATGCACCGAGATACATGAAGTTTTCAAGTGTAAACTTTAGGATTTTAAGCGCAATAACGCCCGTTGTTTTAAGAATCTTTTTCATTTGTGGTCTCCTTTTCGTATTTTGGGATTGACGATATTGTAACAACTTCATTTTCGTTTATGAAATAATCCTCTCCGTCTGTTTCCGTGAATGTGAAAAATCCATTTGATCTACGTGGTGATTGAAGAGTGTCATATCGTATGTCTGAAATACAATCTTTTAATTCTACTGTTGTTTTATAACATTTTACTATTTTAGCCATTTCCCTTCCTCCTCATAACAATTCGGCTTATCCCTAATATCGATAAGCAATCCGGCAAGGCTTGCGTCTGCCCTGACTTCCGGCGTTAATGCCCTTGTGCAATATTTGCCAAGCTTGCATGTATGGTAATATTCGCAGTACCAGCGGTCTTTGTAGCAGGTCATATTATGCCTCCGTTACCATTATTTGATCTATTGGGGACGATTTATTTCCCTCCTTGAATTCCATTACAGCTTTGCCAACTGCAAAACATTTTCCATCTTCAGTTGGCAAAAATCCTGTATCAAATCTATTCTGATACAACACTTTAACACCAGCTTCGCTATGTGAAGATATAGCAACTACGAATATTCTTTCTTTTATTACACTTCCCATCTCTTCTACTCCCTCCATTTAATCGCAACCGTCGACTTTCCATCTGCGGTTGTCGTCAACGCATCGTTTTTAGCCAAGTAACGATAAATCTTGCCGTCCATTTTCTTTATCTCAGTCAATGATTTTACTTTCTCATATCCCTTTTTGCCCTTCGTCCATCCGGCTATATTGTTGCCCTCGTCGTCTTTTAACAGGTCACGATCTTTTAGCATAACGCTCATTGCGTCAACCGCTTCTTTTTTGCGTTCAGTCCACAGCTTTATATTGCCGTCAGCTTTGCGATATTCCTTTGCAATCTTTTTAGCCTGTTCTAATTCGTCGCCCTCAAGATAACTATAATCGCCGTCAGTTTCGGGATATATTTCTTTCACATCTTGAGCATTTAAAATCATATCTTTCGGCGGGCGGCGGTCCTTAATGCACTTTGCAACATAATCGGCAGCTTTCATAATTAGCGCCTGATGATCTCGGTTCGCTTTGACTTCCCACATTTGATATTGATTTGTATCATATGTTAGCGCCAAATATGCAACGTCAACCTGGAACATTTTCAATTGAAACTGGACCTGAATATACTCTCTCCACGGGATGCCGTGCCAGTCAAGCTCTTTCTTTTTGTAGTCATTTTTAAACGGCCAGTACCCGTGTGATTTGGCTTCAACCAAAAACGGCTTGCGAAGGTTGATTGTGATGCCGCCAACTATAGCTTTGCCTTTTTCATATGGGTTGCCGTTCGGGTCTTTCAGCGTGGTTTCTCCGCTCATAATCTCAGGCGTTGGATGATAAATCATATCAGGATGCGTTATCATGTCCTCAGTAAAATATTGCGTGTTATGCTTGAATAACGGCACTTGAAAATCACGTGGGCTGTATTTTCCTGGGTGCATTTCAGATAGATATTCGTACTCTTCTTTTTTATGCCTGAATTCTCGCCCTGCCTGATAACCGAAAATATCACGGATGAATCTTTCAAGTGTTTTCGTTTCAAGAAAATGCCCCATTTCGGCCTGAAATCCTACAAAGTCTCGTTTTTTCTGTCCGGTCTTTTCGAGATACACCGTTGTTGGAGTGCGGTCGTATCCTGCAAGTGATTTATTCGGATGCAATGGGTCTTGAATCAGTGCGGGTGCATCTGATGCGCCGATTCGGGTTGAGCGGGTTTTGAAAAAGTCTGCTTCTATGTAGTGGTAGGGGATCATGATAATGCCTTGATTTTTTCAGTTAAATTGTCCACCTCTTGGAGCAACTTTTCTCTTGCTATTTCAAGATTTTTTACTGTCGATAATGATTCTGAATCATTATATGGTGTAGAATCCTCAAACCCATTCTGCACGAGAAAAGACGTTAAATCATCAAGACTGATATCTTTTGAATCATTCTGGCAAAAGATAAAATGAACATCAGAAAGCTTGTCAAACAATACTTTCCACGCATCATCATATACTTGAAGTTGTGGCGTGAATTTTCCGCTCAAATCCTGCCATTCGATTTTAAACTCTCCACTAATTTCATCATCGGAATAATAAATATACAGTCTTAACGGTTCTATTCTATTTATCAGCTTGTTATACCACGCTCTTGAAGGTATATAAAATGTCTTTTCCATCTTCCCTTACTCCTTAAATCCGGCAAGCGTTTCTTTCAATAGCTCCCGTCCGTAATTTGTGTTGAACATTCCTTTCCTCAACACCTCAATTTTATCATATCCTTTTAGCGCATCTTCTGGTTCTGCGCCTCGCTCCTCTGCTTCAATCGCCTCCTTGTTTTTCAGCTTTTCAACTTGGATATATTCGGTCATTTCATCAACGGTCGTATCGTCTACAAGCACCATATCACCATCAATCATTTTTGGCAACTTCCGGCCTTTTTTTTCTCCAGGCGGCACGTTGTCCATATCTCCACCACAGAAACAGCATATCACATTTTCAAGGTTATTTGCAACCCCGCAATACGGACACATGCGGCTTTTGATTGCATCGTCGTCAACATCGCTGATTAGTTCGCCGGTGATTAAATCCCATTCAAGATCCCTATCAGGCCGTCCGTGCAAAACCATATTGCCGACAAAGTCAACACAAGCATAATATTTTTTTCCAGGTAATAGGCGCTCAGCCCGCCCGTTAAATTGCGTCCAGATGATAGGCGATTTCGTCAGTCGTAACCACATGACACCATACAGCCCGTCGATTGATAATCCTTCAATGCCGATGCCGACCGTGCATATGCCGTTAATTTTCCCCGCCGCAATATCATCAAGTATTTTCTTCCGCTCAAATGGTGCAAGGTTTGAATGAAGATGCTTGAAATTCCATCCTGCTTTATTGAATGCTCCGGTTGTTTCCTTTGCGTGTTTGTACGTGCAACACGGGACTATAACTTGAAGCCCGCCGAATACTTGCTCATACGTGTCGATAATGTTGCCGATTATCTGCGGTTCTCCGAGTAATTCAGCCTGTATTTCTACGTCAAAATCTTCGCCGTTTTGCGGGATGTGCTGTTTGAATTGTTCAGCGATAATTGGCATAGGCGGGGTTATATAGCCAAGGCGGATAGCTTCTGATTTGTTTATCGTGCAAACAATGTTATCATACCATTTAATAAACGGTTCGCCTGATCCGTGGTGCAATGTTGCGGTAAGTCCAAGCCTGACAGCATCGGGGAAACCTTCATAGATAGATTCCCATGATGACGCCATCGAATGTTGGCATTCATCTGTAATAATTATATCGGGATAAATTGAGCGGGGTAACAGTGGCATGATGTTTACAAGCGAAAGCGTCATGCAAAGATAAACTTGACGTCCTCGACCTTGCACACCTTTGTCGCTGATGGTGCCAGGATTCAGCCCAAACGATATTAAATCTTTTAACCACTGCCGATATATTTCAATCTGCGGACACAAGATGTAAACGGTTTTTAGCTTGCCGTTTTTGTTGCGGAGATTGGTTTGATCTTGGATTATCATGCAAGCGGTTTTTGTTTTGCCGGTCCCGCAAGGTGAGAGAAAAACAGTTGAGCGGGATGCGTTGAGATCGGTGTTAACGAGCGCTCGGGCTTGCTGTTGAAATGGGCGTTGTTGGAGTTTAGGCATTTAGCAAATCCATATTTAAGCCTGATTTGATAAACTCAACACCTAAAGACATATTGGCTCCGCAGCCTAATTTTTGATAGATCACTTGTAATTCATCATGAGTGAATACTTTCCTGAACCATCTATTTAATTTACGCTTGCACCATTCTGCTTTTGCTTTTATATAATAGTTATCGGCACAATAAAAAGACAAATATGACAACAATTTATAATCAAATTCATCTGAAGTTATAGGCCTGCTACCTTCTTTAGGCCATAAATCAACAACAATTCTAAAATAAATATTCCATTTTTTATGCAAAATAAGCTCTTCATCTCTATGAAGGAATGATGTCTCAAACATGTCATAAATACGCTCGATTTTTTCTTCAACTCCTGCTTTTATCTTCACCTCACTATCCCCCATTCCTGCATTGTCCATACAGCTTCTTCTAAACTTCTAACGATGCCGTATTTTGCGCCGACTTCTAACGCCCGTCTTTCAAATATGCCTTGCACTTTCGATTGCTTGCCCTTCTCGGTTTTTACTTCCATGAAATAAGCAAGGCCGTTTTTCACAAGGACTAAATCGCTAACCCCTGGAATTAAACCGGTTTTTTTCATTATGGCCATCATTGCCGCAACGATTGCTTTTTTCACTTTTGCAAGTCCCGCAGCTTTCATTACGCCCTCATTCGGCACTGAAAAATACATGAAGTTTTGCGACTGCGAAACCGTTGACATGTAGTCGACTATTTGAGTTTGTATTATTTGTTCGGGTTTCATTTGGGCGGCTCCGGTAAGGGCATCCAATGAGTAACCGCAGACGGAAAGCACGTTATCATATTATTACCTCTAATTAGTCTAACCTTATCACCGGCAATATCTTCGGAATGAGTCAAAAATAATAAGCTCCTATTTTCCGGCAACCTATCTTTAACACTTATCCAATCGTTCACCCTTCCCCCCTCATGGCCTTTATCGCCCCAATAACGCCGTCACAACTTTCTATCAGTGTACTTGCAGTCAACGCATCAAGCCGTCCCGCAACCGACAGCGCAAGCAATGCCGGTTTATATCCATCGAGCAAAGTTTTAGTAACTTCGCCGATTCTCAGCCACATTCTATCACGCTCGATATACTCTTTTAATATCCGCTCGGTTAATTCCGGCGGTATGTCCTCGACTATTTTGTCAGCAAGTGCGCCGATTTTATCCACAGGTATTCCACAGGATTTTAACAGGTCGTCTGATTTTACTTCCGCTGTTTCATCAAGCCACTTGTCTATTTCTTTGTCGTATTCGTCCATTTATTTTCTCCTTACTGGGCCCCACATTTTATTGTATTGCTTCATTTTCATTGCGGTACTAATTGCCATTGCGTACATTAAAGGATCTACGGGATCATAACTCTCATAATATTCACGACCTTTTATATTGACGCCTACACCATGATAATGTTTATCTGGCTTTGATTTTTCGGTAATTTTTACCTGCCGTTTCCGCTGAAATTCCGCCTTTGGAATTCGCTTTTTCTTTTTCATTTTCTCCTAATCCTATTAGTGCCTGCAATTATTTCACCTTCGCATTCCGGACAATCCCATGAATAATGCATCCGGCCTTTTGTGTCTTCATACTTAACAGCGTCATGACTGCTAACAGATATTTCTTTCTTGCAATTTGGACATGTTGTTTTATAGTTCATTTAGTTCTCCTGTACCTCTTTTTAGTACCGCCCCTAACAATCACCCACACGATAAAAAAGTATACTGCTGAAATCGATATCAGCGTTATTATTCCTATTGCTACGCTCATTTTATGCCTCCGTTAAAAATCCGTTATTAGTTTCAATTTGAATTATCAATTTGTCTTTATAAAGATATTGTTCACACCCGCTATCTACATATATCAATTTATTGCCATGGGTTTTTATATCTTCTTCGGTTAGATTATTTTCAGTCATATATTTTAATATCGCATCCTCAATAATTGAGCGTTTTTGAAGCATGACATTTTTTGTAATATTGTTAATTCTTTCAGATAATTCCATCTTCAAGCCTCCGTTAAAAATCCGTTGTATTCTATGAGATTGCCGAAATTAAAAGACATGTGATATTCAACTCTTCCTAACGACTCGAATGTTTCTTTTTCTAACTTGCCATAATAAATACCGTTGTTCTGTGGATTTGATATTACAAATGGCCCTAAAAAATCTTTCATCCTCAAAACAACACCCCCTGCATCTCTTCGCTTTTCACTGCGCATTCGGTCGGCTCAACTCTCATAGGCTTTTTTGATACCTTTTCGGTTTTGCCGTTAACCCGCATCAAGCATTCACAACATACTTTCATGTTGCCGAAATCATAACATTCCTGCATACATCCGCATTCATTACAATGCATCATTACTGTTTTCGCTTCTATGGTTTTGCCGTGGGTCATGATTTATGCTCGATTTGCAAATCAGATCTTCCATCAACCGCTATAGCTATCATAATCCCTCTAAAAATAGTGCTTGTAGTTTCCTTAGTGAGTTTTAGCTGCGAAGCCGAAATCTCGCCGTTTCTGTACTTTTCAAGATCTTCCGCTAAATCTGCGGTCATTTCCATGATTGTCATCATTTGCTCCTTAATTCTCTGTTTACTAAAATCAATTGTCTTTTAAGCTCGGTCAACTCAGGCGGTATTTCGTTTATTGTTTTGCTACTGACACTTAAAGTAGCCTTTATTCTTGATAGCTGCATTCTGATTTTACTATTAACATATTGGTCTGTTAAGTTATAGCAGTTCACCTTATTTAAAAATCGTTGGTGTTCGTAAGGGTTGGCCGAGTCGGTAAACCGGGGCGGCGCAAACATAACCTTTTTACAATGTCGACAAATAGAGTCTCTACAATTTTGGTGAGTGACCATAAAGGGGAACTCTTCCATTTTTTTAACCTTTAAACACTTATGACACATTTTTGTTTTAGATTCAGCCATCTTGACAACTTTCATCTCTCTCATCTCCTCAATCTATTTACTCTATTTTACACCCGCAATTAAACCCTGTCAACTGTTTTTATTGTCGGTTTTGCATCTTTTTTCTTTAGCTTTTTACCCCATTTCCGCCCTGTCAATATTAACATTTTCCGCCTAATATGATATAATTAAGCATGGAGGATCTATGTCAGAAAGTGAAGCAATCCAGCCGAAAGATCATCATGTGAACTGGAAACGAATAGGGCGAATTTCGACGATTATTGGCGCTTTGGCTATTGCTGGGACAGCCTTCATATGGGTCGGTCAGACAAGTGCCGAGGTGAGAGACAATGCTTGCGATATTGACAGTTTAGAAATGTCAGTTGAAAAGATTGAGGACCATAATAACACGGTGGATGTTAATCAGGGCGTAATCCTAAACGAATTAAAAAACATCAGCGAAACATTAAGAGAGATTAAGGCAGATATAGAGATTATTAAGGGGCAGTAAATGACATATACGGTTAGATTTGCACATCTTCAAAAAAAGCCACATTTAGCAATTGGTGATAGAATCTTGCGGGGTGATTATCTCGCAACTTGCGGGAATACAGGTGCTTCTATGGGGCGACACTTGCACATTGATTGCGTTGAGGGCTTGAGACCGTCCGTGTGGACATTGGCAAATTCCGAGCACGGTGTAGTAAAATCATCACCTCGGCAGCTAAACTATTTTATCGATAAAGAGCTATTCGGCGGGAATGATTTTGTGGTCACTACTCCATACGGGGATTATGCATATCAAAATGAGCTGAAAAAGGTACATCTTGCATATGACTTGATTCCGGTTGACGGCATATCCTGGGAATTGTATTGGAATAGATCTGCTCAAGGTACGGTGATTTATAATGAACACCATGTAAATTATGGTAATTGTTTAATGATAAGTTTTGAAGCATAAAGGAGCTTAAAATGAAAAAGATACTTGAAAAGATAGGCGCATTTTTTGCGGTCAATAATGAGGTAAACGAGAATACCGTAATGGGCGTTATTGTACTTGTGTATATCTTTACGATGTACGCATTCGGCAATATAGAAACTGACGCTGAATTATGGACATGGCTTGGTTTTGATTCTCTGTTTTGGGGATTGAATTTGAAGAAATAGCCATGATGGGGCATATGGAAAAGCTGAAAGACGGCGACGAATGGGATCTGCTTTATTGTAGACATGCGTTATGTGTTTTTTATAATAACACCATAGCGCACAAACCAAAAAGCGGATGAGCCGTAGAAATCGCCATAAAAATAAACAGAAACTAAAGGAGCATTCATGTGTGGAAGAAAATTAAATCATGGTTTTCGAATAGCAAGCTTAAAGTTATCGGCGGTGTTATTCTTACTGTTGGCGGTTTCCTTATTGGCATATTCGCAGGAAAACGAGCTGACGGCGGAGGAACTGAACCAACCGGCGGATCTAACGTTGGGCGAACTGCGGGCGATATTGTCAGAGAACGAGAGCATCAGGAGCGATTACAGCGAACTGAATCAGAAATATCAGGACAGCTTGATAGAACATCAGATGAGCTTGATGAAGTTAGAGCAAGAAATAGCGCTGTTGAAAATAGAAAGCGAAATACGGATGCAATCATTAGAGACGTTAAAAAACGAAACAATCTGGAGTGATGTCTGGACATTTGCAAGCGGCATGATTCTCGGGTATGGTGTTAATGAGCTTGTAGGCGATATCATGGAAACGTATGAAAATGATAGCGGCGGGATATTTTAAATAAGGGTTTTAATCAGGTTACTTTGCCTGTATAAATAAAAAAGTTAGCCGCCCATATGGACGGCTTTTATTTCACATAACGTTTCGCGGTTATGCGCAGTTTCTAATTGCGCTTTAACCGCTGTTATGTGCTTGTTTGCGACTCGGCCACGGATGGCCGATCTTACTTATAATCAAATTGCATATTAGACAGTATTGCCACAGTATCCAAGTGCCGTTCTCCTGCAACCTCTTCATATTCCTCATCAATATCGACCAACGCTTGATACAGAGCTTTGCAGTCTAATTCTATTTTTTTATTTTTTTTACTTAATTCCCGAAGCTTTAAAATTTCTTCCTCAAGATAATCACAATACACCTCCATCTTCTCTACACTATCTGTTATAAATATTGGGACTGTTATTTGAACCACTTGGCCATATAGCAGCATGGTTTTTTTATGCTCTAATTTCGGTCTCCGTTTCATCCTCTTCCTCCCCGCGCCACGGACGGCGCGTCTGTCGTCGCAAATTGCACATAACTACGGGTTATACGCACTACATACACATAACCCCTATTCCCTAAATAGGAATTTCGTCTTCAAACTCTTCATGGACTGATGCCGGTACGCTGTTGACGTTTACGGCTCCATTCTGCTGCCCGTCAGGTTTCCACGTGTCAACGGTGACATGATGTGAATTACCGTACTGATCAACCTCTCGGCGTTCTCCGACAATCAGCTTGATTTTCTTTTTTCCCTGGTCGGTATTAAAACCATATTCAGCAAATTCCCGATTAAGCGTATCAAGGTCAACGGTGATATTTATTATCGATCCGCCGTTACCAAAGTTCTTAATCCGTCCGTTTCCGCAGTATATTTTATCTGCCATTCTATCTCTTCTCCTCAAATATTGATTTCTTGCATTTCATGCACCATACATCTTCAAAACTTGTTCCCCCGCAGAATTTGCATTTATACTGGCTTGTACTAAATCCGTACTTTTCGTTGTATATTTGTTTTTTTTGTTTTGTGGTTTTGGGGTTATTCATCTATCCACCCTAAACCCTATACGCCTCAAAAAAGTGTAGCTTCTACTACTTGGCCGATTTTTAAGCCAGTTTCCGATTCTCCATCCGATTGTCCGCTTTCTGCCTTTTGGCCGATTTGCTGCAACTTCTCCGAGTCGTTTGATTGTATCTTGTCTAAACTTTCTGCTGTATTCTTCGCAAATTCCGTCAACTTCTTTTCTGTCATTACGCCCCATATATCGCCTCCAAAAACCTTTTTTATGTCGTGAATCTGCCGATCCACTTCTAAGCCGTTTTGACTTAGTAATACCCATTCATTATGGTTATATAAAACCTTGTCATCTGTTAGAATATTAAATGATTTTGTATTCATTTTCAAGTCCATGTTTAATATATCGGAATGAATATGAATTACTTTAGGTAAAATAGATGACATCATTTTACTCCTTATACAGAGCTGACGGGAGTTGAACCCATATCCTCGGCTTGAAGGGCCGATGTGCTAACCATTACACCACAGCTCCAAAATACAGCGCAAGAAGGATTCGAACCTCCGCATCTCGGCTCCAAAAACCGATGTCTTACCGCTTGACGATTGCGCTAAAAATTGCAGGGCTTCCACCTGCTCCGAGGGCTTTCTCCTCTAATGAACTTTTACGCTACAACTTTTTCAGGGTCAAACGGTTCATACAGCGCAGCATTTGATCTGTAATAATCAGGGCTACCATTAGTCAGCATTACTGCAACTACCATGTTATACATAGTCAGAGGCTCCCCACGCTGAGGTTCACAGGCTATTTCAAAGTTATCTTTGACTTCAATGACCCTGAACGGTTTACCTCTGCCTTTTTCATTACCGTTTTTAATGGGCGTTACGTAATCTCCGACCTTGAACGGGCAATTACCGGTTGAAATCTCTATCGCAGAGTCGAGCTTTGCGACCATCTCTTCTGCCGTTCCTGAAGGCTCCCATACTGAAGCCTCCATAGCACTTTTTAACATTTCTTCTAAATCCATTTTTTGCTCCTTAACTTTGGATTATATCCGGCCTACGGAATTGAACCGCAGAATGAGCCACCGTGCCTGATACGCACCCTCATATGGTCTCAACCGGATTATGAAAAAAGAATTGTTTAATTCCCCTCCCCGATATTTGATATTAACCCATTGGCAACGGATTCAATATAGTTTCTGCTAATAAAAACCCTACGGCGAACTCTAACGCAAGGTATTTCTTTAGATTCAGTCATCCTGTAAAGTGTTATATAATGTATGCCTAAGATTTCTGCCGCTTCTCTAACCGAAAATAACGCCTTGTTAGGAAGGAAGTCTAAATTATTAGTTTTTTCATTCATCTTATTTTACCCCTTTATCGGTTACAAGATAATCCCATGTAACGCCGGAACCTACCGGATATTCGGTGCCATAATTTATGGCGTCTGTTATTTCTGTTTTACATTCTTCAATATCAAAATCTCCATCATGTGCGGAGATGTCATCAATAGCGTCACCAATATCGCTGTAAATCTTCTTGCTAACCTTCTGCCCATCTGCATAAGATCTGAACCTTACTATTTGATCTTCATTACAATTTTCGCAAAGACTATCTATAGCCTCTACCGTTTTTCTGAGTAAAACTTTGGCTATTTTGTTAGACACCCTTTTTTCTTCAGCAATCTTTGTTTTTGCCGCATTGGGCATTTTTGTTGTTTCAACATACTTTACTGATGCATGTTCGTTAATTTTTCCGTACTTTTTCGTGTAAGTTTTTAATACAGAAATTGTCCCGTCGCTGTTAATACATTCTTCAGCTTTAATCTCTTTCATGTTTTTCATCTCTTATCTCCTCAATCTCTTAATCTTATATTCATTTTAAGCCCATTCTATCGGCCTGTCAAGCGTTTTTATTTCAATTAAGCTACATTTATCGGTTTTTCTTGACCATAGGCAGCACCTGCATCCCATACATCGCCCTGTGGCCTTGTATGCGCATTCTGCTTGGCTTTTAGGCTTGTTTGCCTCAGATGTATACAAGTGCAAAACATCAGGTATATACGGGCTTTTAATCTTCTTCCTTTTTATCCCAAATATCATACTTTCCATTTTGCACCTCCTGCGCTTTACTTTTCCATCTCATTCGACAAATCAAAATCAAGCCCGTTGAGCTGTTCAAGCCAATCGGCCTCCCGTGATGTCATTTCAAATAGCCTATCTTCAAGCCATTCGGTATATACTTGATTGGGCGATTTGTCGATCTGAACTTCATAATAGTCATGGAATTGTTTTTTAAGTTGTCGCCTGAAATTATCTGTTATGCTCATTATTCGCCCTTTCCGTTTTCCGGTCTATAAATCATGCAATCAGTAACGCCTTTTTTCTTGTCATATAAAAACGCCTGACCCTCAATAACCTTTCTGCCAAAATTACCTTTTGCCCATCTTGAATTATCCGTTAGCGAAGATAGAACCCTTTGTGTGATTTTCTGGTTTGTTGTTTCTGCCGGTAATTCTTGTTTGTGTGGTTGGTGAAGATCTCCGCCGTGAATTTCAAAGTATTTTATGTTTTGAGTAATAAGCCCTTGATCTATCATTTCTTGAAGCATTAAAAGCGGTTGTGTTTCGATTTTTTTACTTAGCTTATGAACAAATGCGATTGCAGTTACTCCGAATATATGATACTTACGCTTGTCATATATCCAATCAACCTCAACGCCCTTTACTTTTTGAAACACATATTTAAGGCATAGCATTAACCATGTTGATGATTGCTCATCATGATTGCCTGGGAGTCCAATTACATGCACCGTTCGAGCTTTGCCCCTTAGCGTAGTGATGGTATCAATTGCCGTCTTCAGACCTACATCATAAATGCGATCATAAAACTCATTTACATCTTGCGGAGTGCCTTTTGCTGTTTCATTTTTATCAGCGTTGATAGTAAAATAATCGGACCCGAAAGTAATTATTATTTCATCAAGCTTGATATTGTCGGTTCTTCTCACAAAGTCGGCAACGGCGTTTTTAAATCTATCGGCCTTATCTTCTACTGTTTCAGTATTATTATAATTCATATCACCCATGTGTAAATCGGGCAATGATATTTCAAGGAGATAATCGCCCTTGCTGACTTTGGGTACTTTTATAACGACCGGATTATATGACTCTATAATGCTTTGTGCTTTTTCGGCAAGCTCTTCTATCGTTCGGTCGCCCATCTGGCGCTTGCGGAATTTCCCCTCAACAATAAACCACGGGGTACTTGCATTCTGTGAAGCCCTGACGGTTTGTGAATAACATTCCCATTCATCAGGCGGCAGATTAGCCCAATCTCGAAGCCCCGCAACATCCTTGATGTCATATGACCTTATTGCAATCTGTAAATCATTTTGCTTTTCGACCATATTTAAAAGCCGTGTTGCCCGCTCGGGATCTTCTGATATCAGCTTGTCTGCCTTAGTCAAAACTTCCCTAACCATGCGGGCATATCTTTTCACATAGTCTTCTGAAACGTCAGGTTTTCCAGATATCGGATCAATAAGGTATTCTGTCCATACCTCGGAATCGGTCAACCCTTCTTTGATTTTTGGAATTAGCCATTCTGCTATTGTCATTCAATCTCCCCTTGTTCAGTGTACCATATCACGGCAATTAGTTCAATCAATATCAGGCGGCAAATGCTCAAGGCATCTAAGTACCATAGCGCCGGTTTGAATAAGCTCGTCCTGCAAACACTCGATAGGCTCACCATGGTAGACGTGATTCAAGGCCGACCGGATAGATTCTCCGGCCTCCTCATTCATTATTGAAACTTGATGAATTAAATCATCCGGCCAATCTGGATATTTGCGCTTTGCTGATGCAAGCTCGTTTCTTATTGCTGTTATTGCGTCATTGTTTGTCATATGATTTTACCGCCCTCAAATGTGAATAATTCATCCTGTTGAGTATGTTTTTTAAAACGTGCTTCCTGTGCTTCAAAATAGTCCTTGTCAAGCTCACACCCATAAAGATCAAAACCCATGTCATGACAAGCTATTCGGATTGAGCCGCTTCCGATGTGGGTATCAAGGATTTTATCGCCGGGCTTGGCATAGTTTTTTAATAGCCATTTGTATAGGGCAACGGGCTTTTGAGTGGGGTGAATGCGTTGTTCTTTATGTTTCATGTTTCCCTGAAGCATACCACGCCATTCAAAATAATAAGAATCTATTCTATTGTAAAACGATTGAAAAGCAATATCACATGTTGACATGGGAGAGTCTTTTAAGCTTTTAATCCAAACTATTCTACCGCCCTTTAGTATAGTGTCATAATAATTAACGCCCCAAATTATTTGATTTTTGCTTATCCTGAACAATTCATTAAAATATTTTTCATCAGGGATATCCCATGTGCCGGATACCGTTTTATAATCGCCGCCCTTACATTTTTGTTTTGTACCATCATAATATCCTTTTTGTTCAGGGCCATCAAAATAAGGCGGATCAACAATAGCAAGCTCAACCCATTTATCAGGAATATCTTTCATGTATTCCATGCAGTCTATGTTTAACACTTTATTTGTCATTAGAATAGTTCCTTATTTAATCTGTTTTTATTGTCTGGTAATTCTGTAAAAAGTGATGGTTCAGAGCGGGTGAGAATTAGCTCTCTTGCCTGTTTGCATATGTCTTTTTGTATCTCAAAGCCGTAAGCTCTGCGATTCAGGTTTTTTGCCGCCAACAAAGTCGTACAACTTCCGGCAACGGGATCAATAACTATATCATCGGGATCGGTAAAAGTTTCTATCAAATATTCAAGCAATTTAACAGGCTTTTGCGTAGGGTGTACTTTAGGAGTTTCGTTATCCCTTGGCCAATCCATGCAATTCATTACCATATTGCCGCCGTTTCGGAATTTGGGCAATTTGTCACGATATAGGATGAGCGCATATTCGGAATTGCCAACTACTCTCATATTAGCCTTGAGTACTTGCGGGCTAAAGTTTTTTCTAAACACAAGATTTATATAGTGTTTAAATCCGTTCTCCTTAGCGTGTTCGATAAGCTCGAACTGCTGTTCAAAGCTACAAAATACAATCATGCACGGTGCAGAGCTTTTTTCTTTAGGCTCCTTTTTTAGCATTCTGGAACAGAAGAAAAAGAATTCAGGTATTTTAAATCTCATGTCAGTGTTGAAAAAAGCTTTTCCAGCAAGCTTGCTTTCTCCGTTTTTTCGGTCTCCACCCTCGTACCATGACGGATTAGAGCCGTAAGCATCTATGCCCACATTATAAGGAATATCAGCAATTAGCAGCTGTGCTTTATGTAGACCGTATTTTTTATGATTCTGAAAATGGTCATTAAATAATTCTATCCTATTCATTCTCCCTTCCCCTATTCCTTAATCACTACATATTCTTTCCCGAAACACACTATGCGCACATCTCCATTTTCCATTACTTCGCCTTTTTTAATTGCGTTGAATAGCCCGACCGAATTTACATCACGATATCCAATCCATAAAACCGCCTTGCCTCTTGACTTAAAATGGTGAATTTCGCCCTCGCTGTCCATAATAGATATCGGCTTGCTATTATTGCGGTTTTCCCTCATGGTGTTGTCGTTATAAGCGTACGTTTTGTATTCTTGTACTCTACGTTTTGCTAAACATAACCAATTAGGATTTGCCCAATAATGCAAGCCTCGTTTATCTTCTGGTATATCCTGCATGATGTCGAATGTTACTTTAGGCATTCAGGGATTCCTTAAAATTGCATTCTATAGCCCCGCTCAATTGTCCGCATATTCCGATCTCACCGCCACAATAGCAACAATCTTTAATGCATGTAGCGCTACCAACTTTAACAGGCCATCCATGATCATTCCAAGCGCCCCTCGGGCAATCCTCATTTATTAAACTTAAATTATTATCTCTTGTCCATCTTCTTACCATCTCTTCCCTCTCCTTAAAAATCATCTTCATCCGTAATCTCTTCTTCATAATTTATCTTGAAAAAATTACCCGCCATATTATGCACTTCTTCTATTTTATCATGCTCTCTAAGCTCGTCATAAAAACCTTTTTTGCCGTATGGCTTTCTGTCTTGTTCCTCACACCAATATTTATAAGCGCTGTATAATTCGTTTCGGTCAATCTGCTCTTTCTTGCCGGTGTTAAAATACACCTCATGCAAATAGTGCGATATGGTCGATGATTCAATCAGCCAAGTGTCTTTTGCAGTCTGGCACCAATCAGGCACTACAAATTCAAACTCATTATCAATAAACAGTTTCCACCCTTCAAGCGCATATGCAAGCATACCGGGCCGCTCGTCGAACTTATGACCTTTAAAAACACCCGCCTCAATGCCTTTCTTTTTCTTGCCGGTAATCTTGTCCATCAGGAAAATATCTTTATGTTTTAGCCGGTCCCGATATGGGATAAAATGTACCCGCCTGTCAACGCCCTCAGTTTTTGAGCCGAAATTGATTTTGTAATTACTGACAATAAACGCCGCAATCGATAAATCTACACCCTTTTGTGCTGTCTCGTATTTCTGTTCTATTGTTGCGCCCTTGATATGTCCGGTGATTTTCTTCAGAATATCATCGGACAGCACCACATTTGCCGATGCATCAGGTTCTATATAAACTTTACTACCCCACAGGTCATAAGCATAGTTTTTGTTTTTCTTTTCGTCCATCATTTCAATAGACCGCTCGACCACAAATTCCGAGCCTACAAGCTCCTTGATAAGATCGGTAAAAAACGTTTTTCCGGTATCACCCTTGCCTGTCAGGATAAATGCAGCGGGGTTTTTCTTAATCGGCGATAAGCAGTATGCGAAAATCTGACTGATATACTGCCGTGTTTTTTCAAGCTCGGATTGATAATACCCCCGCTCACTTTCAAGCCCTGATTTTTCAAGAGCCTTAATGCTTGCGGGCATAAGCTCGTCTATGTAATATCGGAGGCATGGAGTGTCTTTTTCTATGTGGAATTTCCGGTAATAATCCTCGGTGATTCCGTAGTCAAAACACATAATCGGGTATAGCTTTTTGAAATATGATTCCGGTTTTTCTTCTCTGGTAACAAATGTAAATTCCTCATCTGTTAATTCTATGCACCCATTTGCATGATGAATATACGGGCTGATAGCCGATGTTTTAAATGGATTATCATCTATATAGCCCGCTGAATGCCGCTTAAGATATCCAAGTGAATCATTGGTAAACGTTGACGGCTTGCAAACCGCTTCACTTGCATCATGTAAACCTGACTCGAAAAACCACGTTTGAAAGTTGCATTCAAGATCCTTGTATATAGACTTCTTCCAATAATGCGCCGCCTCGTCATATATCCAAAACATGCCGTTAATCTGCTCAAGCCCATCATCGGGATAGCGCTGCTCGATAAATGCTTCATACACATTACGGGGTTTCAGCTTTATCGCCCGCCCTTCGATTTCAGCTTCCGGCACTTCCTTTTCTTCTTTCGGGACCGGAGGCATCATGCGTTTTATGCAGTCGTCAATATCAAGCCCTTCATCTCGTGCATCGGCGATATCCCATGAACCTGTCAGCATTTCGATAGGTCTGATTTTATACGGGTTGAGAATTATGGCTTGCGGGAGAATCTTTTTAATCTCCGCTGCGGCCTTCATTCCAGGCTGTTTATTTTCGGGCAGAATTGCGCCGGTGTTTTTCTCTTTCTGACAATCAGCGTCCGGCCATATCAGGACCGCACGGCCTTCATCATCGGCAACCTCTCGCACAATCGTCCATTCGGTTTTATCGACATTCGAAGTGCCGCCTATCCATGATATGATTGCATATTTATCATCGTCAGGATATGCACACTTTTCGCCCTCAACAATCAGTATTGGTTTTTTCTCTTTCGGGCTTAATCGTTGTTCTTGATAAGGCGGATATGGCGCTTGATCTTCGGACCTGCCCGCCTGCCAACGTTCGCCGGTCCAGTAAAAAGGTATAACGTTTTTTGACGTGTTGCCATCATCATCGGTTTTGACATATCGTACCGTGATAAATTGCCAATCGCCGCTGATGTTTTTATACTGATAGATTTTCTCCGGCTGTCCGAATTTGGCCGTTGCCCATTCAGCTTTTACCGCTTTCGATGCTGATAGCAAGTTTTCACGGTTATCGGGTATCGGCCAAACTGACGGCGGTTTAGGTTTTGCGGGTTTTTGAGCTGTCGTGCTTTTTGCGATAGTCGCCGGTTTTCCCGCTATTTCTTCGGCGGCTTCAAGCTCGGATATTCCCCGAACTTCCGCAAGCAGCTTGATTATATTGCTTCCCTCTTGCGATGCAAAATCATAGCATGTGCCATCTGTCAAATTAATTGAAAAACTTCCGACTTTGTTATCACCCCTGACGGGATTTTTAATCCAATATTCACCGTCCTGAACGTAACCGCCTCCCGTGTCAAAAAGTGAATCAATCAGCCCTTGTGATGTTTTGTTTAATGCTTGTTCAAAGATGTTATCTGTCATAGGGTTATAATTTTGCAGAGGTTATTCCGGTTAATTCTTCAAGGGTATCGGAGTCCACCAAAACCTTACCGCACCTTGAACAAGTAATATACTTTACTTCATACTCAAAATTACACCCCGAAGAATATACCTTTTTTGTTATTATACATATTCCCGAGTTGTGATTACATAAACTTCTATATATCTTTTTACTCATCTTCTCAATCCTCCCTAATCGTGCTAATTATCTTAATCTTGATTTGCGTTTGTGTCAAGTGGTTAAATATCACTTGTGTACAACCCACAATCAACGGAGTTTTTCATTCCGATATAATTTATAAAATCTGTTACTACCGCAACCGCTTCAGCCTCTGTCAATTTTGAATCTTCAGGAACACGATTCATATGGCTGTTTCTTTTTACAGATTCGACTATATCAGATTTTCTATATTCAACAGCATAATCTTTTAATGTTGACAACACTTCAATAACGTTCATCTTCCCTCTCCTCAATACATCTTATCCATTTCATCACAGAAAGCCTCTAATCCGTCAATGCCCTGTTCAAGCACTTCTTGGATAACGCTTTTTAATGTAACCTTACGATCCTTGGTTTTTGCGTCCATTCGCTCGGCAGCTATTTTATAACGTGTTTTTAGCTCCGGCGGTATTTCTATGTTTAGTTGGATCATTTGGGCGGCTCCTTGTGTTTGGTGAGAAAATCTGAAAACCACCGCTGTAAATGTTCCTCATAAATCACACTACCTTCGCAATTATCAATAAGATAACAAATAAACGCCTCAACCAACTCCGCTTTATCTGCTTTTAATTCTTCTATTTCTGCCTTCATAGGTAGGATTTCATGATTCTGCCTATCACATGCAACCTGTTTCCATTTTATTACTTCGCCGATAATCCGTTCTTTATCTGCTTTCAACCGCTCCACCGAATCTATCAGCTCGTTTTTCTGCACTTTTAGATTGCTGATTATTTTATCGCGAGTTTCAACGTCTGCTTTTAGTTGTTGGATTTCTTTATACTGTTCTCGATACTTTTCAGCAAGTTCTTTTTTTGATATCTCAATAAACGAATACCCATCTGCACACCAATTACAGCTAAACTCTGCATTCAACATTATGTAACCACAATTTTTGCAGTAAAAGATTTCTTCATCCTGCACGCTCTCGGCTCCGGCTTCAAGCCATTCCACATATTCAGCAACTGCATTATCGTCAAACATATGTAAAGGCGTTAAAGGTGATAAATAATTACCAGTATCATTGTGGTACTTCTTTCTTAACTCTTCACTCATCCTTCCCTCCTCAATTCCTCAACCTGTCTTTGCAATTTGCTTATTGTTAGCAAAATCATATTTATACTCACGCCTTTATCGCCTAATGTACGCTTCCATTTTATGCACAGAATTATAATTGTAATCGCTTCAGCAAACATTACAGCCCATATAATTATTAGCGTTATTAGGGGTAAGGTCATAATGATGCCTTTTTGTAACCGGCTATGTAGGCATGTTTAATATCTATTTCTTCAAATATTTTTGTTTCAAAGGGCGGTTCGTGTAATCTCATAGTACCCTTTAATGGGACATCCCCTGCATACTCCTCCGCCAATTCCTCAACACTCGGCTCATGCTTGCGTAGGCGGTAGCGGTATTTTATATGTTTTCCGATAAGGTTTTTAATCATATCAGGTATCATGTCAATTCTTAAATCGTACCATTTCCCATTGCCGAGCCATTGTGTTTCCCACATGTCATCAAGCAGCTCCTTTAATGGCGGCAAATTATCCACTTCAAGCGGTTTCCAGTCGTTGTCCATTTCGGCAAGTAGGCGTTTGGCTTCATGTCTTCTTTTAGCGCTATCGTTATTTGAACACCCTTCGTCTCCATTAGAGAGAAACGGACATTCACTACACACTATACCAGCACAAGGCGCTATAGTATCGGATTCTTTCCAATTTGCAAACTTTTCTAACTTCTCTCTATCTGTCATTTTGTTTTCTCCTTCTCTTTATTTTCACTATATTCTATACCAGCCATAAACGCAAGGTATATTTTTTCTGAAATACAACACCCCTCATAATAATGATCCTCACGATATTTGGAGGCTGCTATTTTGTCTTTAAGATTGTCGCTCACTTTCTCCTCTCCTTTGCGACAAACCTATCGCATGGCATATCTCCATCATTTAATACCCTTGGGATATTCCCCTTGCTACACATAGGGTAATTATTAAGCGTAGAATAATAGATGCAGTCACGACAGCTATATTCATTCCATGCGGAATTCCGATGTTTCTTAAAGCTCTTACAATCGATAACACCCTTGCTTCTTTTGCCCCCAAACCAGTACTTACACCGCATACACCCATTACTACCTATCAGCTCATGCGGATATGTAGGGCATATTGTGACAGGCATACCGCCCCGCATCTCATAAGCCCTGGCATAATAGACGATATCATCAACGTTAATCATTGATGTTCTCAACAAGCCAATCGGTTATTATCTGAGTAGTCAACGCCTTGACGCTTACATCCCTCTTAGCCGCTTCAATCTTAATGGCTTTACGTAGGTTTACATCTATATCAATGTATAACCCTATTCTCTTCTTATCGCTCATTCGTACCTCCTTGAATGATATAATTCAATGTAACATATCTTGATATCATTGTCAATAGACATCATATACACCATTTAAGGCTGTTTCAATCATGATATATATATTGAATTGATAGCAATATACACAAACATACTATAGTAGACAGTTATACCTTAATGAAAGAATGAAAGAACCGAGCCTAACAACCCTTAATATAATTCAAAATTAAGACATAGGAAAATAGGAAAATAGGAGAGTATATTGTAATTCATAATAAGTTTACGACTCTGATTCTTTCATTCTTTCAGATAATTATATATCTATACGTTTATTATATATTTCTTTATCT